CACTCTCCAGTACCACCCTGTGTGGTGGTTATAAGGTTCATCAACGGGTTGGCGCTCCAGAATACCGAGTTCGACGTAACGAACCAACTGTTTGAAGATCGACATTCGACCCATCCCGAGGCGTTCTGCAATCTCAACCGTCTTGCGCCACTCGCTGCCGATGGCGTTGCAGTATTTGGCGACCGCTTTCGAGTGGCGCGCCTCATGCATCACAGTCGGGTCGCGCCAATTGTTGTTCTTCTCGCGTGGATGCGCCGGCAACGGCTTCACATCCATCGAGAGCATCTGTGCGAAGTTCATTCTGGCACCTCAACAACTATGTCCCGATGCGGCTGGCGAATCCAATGGCTGAGAACAGACAGGTTTTCGTCGCGCCAGTGCAGTTCGCCATCGATCAAGAAGCACTCCATCTTGACCTTGCGGGTCTTCGGCTTCCGTTCGGCAACACGACCAGCCTCGAAGGCGATGGCGTAGAACTTTTCAAGCATTCCGATCTCTGCCTCAAAGTTAGGGTGCTGGTTACTAAGCCAAAATTCTTCGCCTAGACCCACCTTCAATGCCGCAGCGACGATCTGTTCGCGTGTGGTCATTTCGTCTCCCTTTTCGGTGCATAAAGCTGCGTTCCTATGGAAAGGCTGTCTGCAACATTCCCGCAGCGCATAAAGCCGTAGTTTGCGTCTAAGTAGGCAACAGGCTCCGCATGGCACAGGATCATATCCTTGAGGTCAGCTGTGGCGGCGAGTGCTTCTCTGGCTGCGTCCCAGCCTTCAAGGCTTGCTAGTCCTGCACGGCGCTCTGTGACCAATCTTTCAAGCGCCACCCGCAACATCACCTCGCACTTCTGGCTGTCGGCAAGTTGCTGGCGCAGGGATTCATTTTCATTCTGAAGCTGTGCGTTGAATTCCATACGGCGATACTTCATAGGCATCGCTTTGGCCTTGTCGCGCTCTGCGGTCATAGCGGAGAGTTGCTGGCGCAGGGATTCTTGCCCACCATTGAACGCAGCCCTACGAAGCGCATCACTATCGGCGTATTTCCAATCTTCGTGTTCGGCGATGAACTCCCACCACCACTGTTCATAGGTCATCACATCACCCCCGTCCACCAAGCAACAAGAACCGCACCGAACACGACCCAAAATACAGCCTCCTTCTTGCTGATCTTCGGGTAGCTGTTCTCCGGCACCGACAGCGGGATGCGCGGGTTCGGGTCACGATCAACCGTGCGGCTGAAGGGGATCACTGTGCCGACCTTCTGGTGGATCGGAATTGAGTGGGCGCTATTCCACGCCTCGGAATCAATCATCGCCTGACGGCGCTGTTCGAACATGATGTCTTCGTCTTTCATTTCACTCTCCATTCCCAGCCTTTGTTCCTGTTAAATTCCGTCCCGCCCGCTGGTCTGCGTTCCAGAATCCCCGCATCGCAATACACCATCAACACCTTGTAAATGCAACCCCGGTTCGTGCCCATCCTGTTTTCAATGTCCCGCGTCCCGGCCCAGCCGTCGCCGATCGCTTTGGCGTACTTCTCGACCGTAATTTTGTGGCGGTGCTTCCGGGCGATCCGGATGTCGGACCACGTGTTCGGCTTCGGGGGCGGCTTCTCAGGCGACATCAACGGCATCGGGGCCGGGGCCAGCAGCATCTGGGCGAAGTTCATACCCCGTCCTCCCGGTCCATCTGCGCCACTACCAACGACGCGTAGCCAGCAATATCATGCCAGCTGTCCCTGTTGTGCGGGTTGCCGACAGCGATGCGGGCCAGTTTGGTGCAAATCAGGTCGGTCGCCTCGCGCTGGACCGCGTTCATGTCGTCGCGGCGCAGGACGTTCTTCAACAGGGTCGCCAGCAGCGCCATCTGTTTGAAGTCGCCATACTGCTCGCCGCGCTCATCCAATGTCTCGTTCAAGTTTGTCATATTCTCTCCTTGGGTTTCTGATAACCCGTAAAAACTCCCTGTCCGGCAGGGCACCGTGCCAGCGGCTGCTGGCGTGACGCAAGAAACTTTCCTCTGATGGGTCCTCTCTCAGGTCGCCGGCCCGGCTCCCCGGACATACGATGAAAGTGTCGCCCCATCTTGCTAAAATCAGCGGCCAGCCCCCGGCAGCCATGTGCTCCCTGATCCACCGGGCCTGCGACGCCCGGATTTCGATGTCGGGCGCTGCCTTCAGCTCTATCCATGCTTCTACCCCGTAACAGCAGGTCTGTAGGTCAGGTGCCCCCAGCGCCGTGGCGTGGCTTTCTATCCACGTAAGGTGCACCGGGTGTCCTGCTAAAATGATTGAACTCACGCAGTCTTTTACCTTCTGCCTCAAGACGCTTTCTTTCTTCGGGATGCTCACTTCTTCTCTCCGCAATGTACGCCAAGACCTCCCGACCCGCCCGCCCGAGGTCCGGCGATGCCCCGTCGAGGGCCGCGACGAGCCGCCCCCGGACCTCGGCGGTCGCCCCGGTGGCCCGGACCCCCGCGCCATGGTGGCATATAAAAGTATAGTTGTCGATCAGGTCAGCGATCTTGATGATGGCCCTGACCTTGTCGGGCGGGTTCGAAACCTCCTGCCCCTCGAAAAGGGCATTCGGCTCCACCCCCTGCGCCCGCATCGCCATTTTCGTCGGCGTCGGGATATCCCCTGTGAACACCTCGTCGATGTCGTGGAGCAGGGCGTGATAACAAACGTCCCTACGGTCGATGTCGATGGTGTTCTTCATCTGGTCGCGAATGGCCATAGCGATCACGGCGACGTTGAACGAGTGGCTGGCCACGTTGCTCTCTGCCGTCGTGGCGACCAGTGACCAGCGCTTCACGTGCTGGGCGTCAAGCGCCCTGTCTATTGGCGTTTTCATTTGTGTTTTAGCGTCCCTTGGCGCTCGGTCCAGCTACGTTTGCGGTTGATTTCCATCTTCTTGCTGAATTCGGAAGCCAGATCGACGCCGTGCAGATGAGCAACATCAAGCAGCAGAATCAGAATGTCTGCACACTCCTGCCCGACGTCGCTGTGGTGGTGAATGGCGTGGAGCAGTTCGCTAGCCTCCTCCACAAGTTTGATAGCGGTGTCAAAAGAGGACCGGTCAGGCAGCAACGGACTGATCCAGTTATCGACCTCGTTGGTGGCGTGGTGAATCTGCATCACTCGACCTCTTTGATATCAGACGGGCGGGGACCCCAGCCGACGAAACCGACGCCGCCGCAGCCGAATTCAGCCGCCACGTCGTCAATAATGTCGGTCGCTTCTGCCGCTGCCTGCTCATCGTAGTTGGCGAAATTCAGGAACACCGCCGTGGGCATGGCCATGCGCATCGCTTCTTCGATTTGGACCCTTGAGAAGGTAGCAACACGACGGACCCGGCCAGTGACAGTGGTTGTTTCGTCCGGCACTCCAAGGTCGCTGAAGTGAATCTCCTTCTGATCGACGTACCAATCGCCGCTGTTGCCGTCCGGCGTATTGCCGACCCGGATAGGGTGGACACGGCAGCTACCGTACACATCCCGGAGCCATGCCACGGGCACGGAGCAGTCAGCTATGACACGGGCCGGGGTGCAGTCCCTGCTGGTACAGTACGGGTAGAAGCCGGCGCTGATACCAAGGCTGTAGCCCTGCGACCCTTCCAGCAAAATGCTGCGATGCCTGCTCATGATATCCATCCAATACCGCTGGTCGACTACCCGCGCCCGTCCGTGATGGTTCAGACGTTCATATAGGGAAATGGCCCGGTGTTTGACGATGGCCTTGTCCTCACGGCGAATCTTGGAAATCAGGGCCTCGGCGCTGCCCTGCATCGTGCTGGCGATCCGCGACAGGGATGCCTGTTCAGCGGCCTTGTGCTCCTCTGTGGCAATGCCGGCGGCCTCATGAACGATGAGAGTCAGGTCGTCCCGGTATTCGCAAACTGTCGCCCACTCCTCGACCAGACGGTCAGGGAAGAAAACAGCGCCCGGCCCGACGCCTATGATCTTCAACTCGTCGCCGAAGATGGCGCTAGGCAACACCTTGTGAATGAACTTCTGGTCGCTATCCGGGCAGTAAGCGGTATGGCCGGCGTTCGGCATGTTGGCCGAGATCACGGCGCTGTATTCATTTCTGACACCAAGGTAGCCAGCCAGCGCCCCCTTGCCGGTGCTGCCAAACTGTAGGTCCACCAATACGTCCATATTCGGTTGCATTTTATTTCTCCTTGTTTGAGGTCAGACGGCCATCCGTCCAGAACCTCTAGTATACCACACGTCCTATGTCCTGTCTAGTCTCAATCGACGTGAACACCCATCCGCTGGTCGATCCGCTTTTGAATCTCCTTCAGCGGCGGGACCACCAGCATCTTGCCGTCCTCGGTGAACCCGTATATCGGCAGCTGTTTCACGAAAGTTGTCATCGTCAGGGTGTCGAAGGTGCTGACCCTGCTTTCCCGCGCCCACGTCCTATATTCATTGAACAGTTCGAACTTGATGAGTTTCTTTGGCCAGCCGACAGCGTCGCCCATGTGGGCCTCTGCGTCGATGGTGTCGAAATGCTCCCTGACGATCGCCTCGCTGAAAAAGTGCAGCAGGCTGTCGTGCCGGTGGGACTGCATCCGCTGCTCGGCCAGCCCCTTCGTGTGCGGGGCAAAGCGCAGGTTGCTGGTGATCTTACGTTCCTTGAGCAGGCGCAGCAGGGCGTCCCGGCCCCCGTTGTCCATCTCCTTGAACAGACGGTCAAAATACGGCTTGTTGCAGGCCACGTGGCTGCTTACGTTCAGCACCAGCCAGCGTCTGGACTGCGGCCCCGCTGGGATGATCCACTCCTCGTTGGAAGCGATGATGACCCGGTTCAGGTTGTCAACCTCGACGCTGTCGATGCCTTTAGACTCGCGGGTAATACGACGCTCCGAGATTAGGCCCTTGAGGACGTTCGCTGCCTTCCGGTCGCCCGGCCACAAGACTTCGTCTGCAAACACCACGATGCTGTCGCTGGTCAGGCTGTTGAACTTTGCCGTTAGCCGCTCGGCGTCGATCAGGTGCGTGTAATGTTTGCCGAACAGCCGCCCGAACTGGTCAGCCCACGCTCCCTTGCCGCAGCCCTCGACGCCCCGCAGGACGACGCACGATCCTTTGATGTTCCGGGGGTCCTGTACGCAGTCAGCCATCCAGTCCAGCAGCCACTCGTAAATGTTGGCGTCCCCGGCGCAGACGATGTCCTTCATGTGGGTCAGGTAGTGATCGCAGACGGCCTTTGGGTCCGGGCTGGCCCCCCATCCGTTCCACAGGTTCAGGGTCCCGGCTGGCTCGTCGTCGTTCGGATAGATGCCCATATCGTAATAGGCGCGGCGCTGGCTGCTGGCGAGCCAAATGTCGGCCATCGCTTTCTCGGTGAACCCGTTCCGGGTAGGGATCTGGATTTTCTCCGGCGCTGCCATCGTTGAGAACGACAACATGGACAGGAACCCTACCCGCTCCCCGATCCCGTTGTTGCTGAAGGTGGCGACCAGCATGGTCTTGTTGGCCCGGACGAGGGCATAGTGCTTGTTCATCTCCAGCACCCGCTCTTCGATTTCAGCGTCTAGATTGCTGTTGGACACGTCGCCCGGTAGCGGACGCCAGCCCGCCTCCTTTGCCATGAACAGCAGGGTGCCGAACCCCACTGGCCCGTCTTCTTGGAAGGTCTTCCAGCGGACCTTGCATTCGTTGGCCTTCCGGCGAGCGCCGTTGGCCGACCACTCATCCCAAATGTCCAGCCCGTCCTCGCCGCAGGTGCTCTTCAGGGCCATGCCGACTTTCACCCAATCCTCGTACGACAGGGCATCTGGGTCAATGATGGTCAGCATCCGGTTAATCTGGTGAACTGGCACCTCCTGCTTGGCCACGACCTCTTTCGGCTTCTCGCGCCACGGCTCGCCAAGGGACTCCGACAGCCATTCTGGCATCACGGGAACCTCTCCCCCCTCCTCCCAGATGTACTCCTTCCCGTCGAGGGCAGAGGGGAACACGACTATGTGGCCAGTGCAGCGGTCGATCGTGCCGCCCCGCGTGTCAATACCGTTTGCCACCTTGCTGCTGCTGGACACCGCATTGTCTTGCCACATATACAGGTAGTGAAAGCCTCCTGATGGCGTCCGCTGGCGCGGGCCGGGGGGCAGGGGGCCTTCCTTTGCCGTGATCCGGGCTATTTCCTTGATGCCTGTCGTGCCGCCAGTGGGCTTGGAATCGATGTCGAGGGCCATCACCCCGTGCTTGGTGCCGGTGGCGATCCCGATGTTGCAGCCCCGGTACTTGCCGCCCGGAGCGAACCACTTGGCGATGGTGTTTGGCTTGATGCTGGCCGACATGTAGTTGATGCCGCCCCCTGCCAGTTTCTTGCTGTTCGTCTCCAGCGGCAGCACCGGGATGCCTGCTTTAATGTAAATGTTCGCCGCCTCAAACACGGCGTCCTCGAAGTCGAGTTTTGCCGCCCGCTGGAGTTCCAGCATATCCAGTTTAATTACGTCATCCATTCTGCGCATCCCAATATGAATTCCCGACCCCGTTCAAGTCGATCACCAACGGGACGCGGAACCACGGCACTGCTGCCCTGATCCGCTCCTGCAGCTCGTTCTTCAGGCGCAGCGGGTCCGTCCCGCGCCTCACATTTATTTCGTAACTGTCGTGCGTGTTCATGATCAGGTGCTGGCCGGGCCCCATGTCTTCCGTCAGCAGCCACATTTCCTTGTTGATGTCGGCGGCAGTGGCCTGAATCGCTAGTCCTGACGCCTTGTAGGTCTTGTACCCCCGTGGGAAGCGCAGCCGCCGCCCGTGCTTAGTCTGGACGTAGCCGTAAGCCTCTGCCGCCCCCTTAGCCCTGTTGGCCAGCTCCTTGACTCCCTGCACCCGCTGGTGGTAAGCCTCGATGACAGCTTCCGCTGCTGGTCCGGCCTTCTTGTACTTAACTGTCTTGTCGCCGTTCCGGAAGCTGTTCCACTCCCAAGGCATGCCCATCTTATCGGCAATGGCCCCGTTCCCGGAGTTGAAGATCATCGATAGGTTGAGCTGCTTGGCGTTCGCCTGCCCGCTGTAGGTCGCGTTCCGTGGCAGGTGGGTCAGCTCGGCAACGTACTGGTGCAGGTCCATCATTTCGTCCGCAGCGTAGGCGGCGTTAATGGTCGGGTTGTTAACCAGATGGGCGAAGACCCGGACCTCAAAGCTGTTCATGTCCAGCGACAGCCAATCGAAGCCCTCGTCCGGCAGAAACACCGGCTTGACGATGCTGGCGACCCGCTTGTTTCGCGAGGGGATCTGCTGCAGGGCTGGCTCGGTGTAAGATAGCCGCCCGGTGCCAGTGCCGCCGTCCTCGCCTTTGTTCTGATTTACATTCGGGTAGACCCTGTCCCCCACCATGTGCCCAAGGACATGGCCCCCGAGGAAAGTATCGCGGGTCTTGATCGTGCTGCGAACGGCCAGAATCAGCTCGGCCCGCCTGTCATTTTCCATCCCGCGCAGCACCTCGGCGTCCATGCTGGCGTTCCCGCTGTCCGTCATTGGCAGGTAGATGCCGCTGTCGGTCCGCCACTCGCCGTGTTCGTCCTGCTTCGGGCTGAAAACTGCCTTGACCTGCTTCGGGCTGTTAACGTTCAGATCGCACCCGACCAGCGCGTTTAGCTCCTTCTGCTGGGCGTCAATTTCGATGGTCAGCTTGGCCATGGCCTTCTCGGCCAGCCCAGCGTCGACCCGGATTCCACGCATCTCGGCCTTGATCAGGGGGGCCATCACTCGGCGCTCAAAGGCGACTATGGCCTGAATCCCCTGCTTTTCGATCTCGGCCTGCTGCCACTCCCACAGGCGCAGGGCGAGCAGGGCGTCTTTGGCAGCGTACTTGGCGACCAGCTCGGGCGGTGCCTTGCTGATGTTTTTCATCTGGACCCCACGCGTCGCCCTGCCGCCGAACAGTTGGGCCAGATCGTCGTAGATTTCCGACTCCTTGCGCTCGTGCAGGTATTTGTCGCTCAGGTAGTCCAGACTGAATGAGTGCTCGTGCTCGTTGATCAGGCACTGGCGGATTACGGTGTCGTCCAGCTGGTCGATGGGCATGTACAGGCTGCTGCTCTCGGCCATCTTAAAGTCAAAGGACGCGTTGTGGCAGATGATCACGCCACGGAACTGGCTCATTTCATCGTTGAACCAGTCGATGCTGCCGGGGTTGTGTCGGACGTCGTAATAGACGCTGCTGCCGTCAGGCGTCGCCACGCTAAACCCAAACGCCCGGTCGGTCGGCCATCTCAGGCCGGTCGTCTCGGTGTCAAACCCTATGTGGGGTGCTTCGCTGAATCGCATTCTCTTCCCCAAGAGAACGGGGACCCGAAGGCCCCCTGATTGTTAAAACGGTATGTCGTCGTCGTCGAATGACGGTGTCGACGGTTTCGGCTTGTCCGGCTTGCTGAACCCGCCGTCCTTGGCCGTGAACGCAAGCGACATCCACTTGCCCTTAGCGCCCTCCTTGATCCAGCCCGACACCCAGTATTCCTCGCCTTCGATCTTGGCGCTGCCCCGGTAGTCAGGATGATTCGGCTGCTCTTTCCGCTCGTTCTTGAAAAGAGAGCCGGAGAGTTCCTTTTGCTGGAAGTCCCCGGCCATTTTTACAGCTCCGCTGAGCCGGTGTAGGCCGGAGCGGCATCGCCCGCGTCGGCACGGTCGACGTCAGCAGCGCCCGCACGGATCATCTCGTACAGGCCCTGCCCCCGGTCGTACAGCTCCTTGGAAACGAATCCCGACGGGTGGACCTTGAAGGACCAGAACTCGCCCTTGTCGCTGGACGTCTCGATTGCGTCCATCCGGTACGCTTTGGCGAAGCGGTCAACGCCAGCGATCTGGACCAGCGTGTTCAGGGCGCGGCTGACCTTCAGCTTGGACTTGGTCATCGAGAAGACTGCCTCCTCCGGGCCGTGATCGGTTAGCAGTATGCAGAAGTGCTGGTGGGACTCGACGCACTCGTAATCGACCGGGTTCTGCATCGCTGCCACAGCGGCCTCGCCCTCTTCCTTGGACTTGTAGGCCCCGCAGAAGCCGCCACCTGCCTTGCGCAGCTTCCAGACGGTGTATTCCTTGCGGAACAGGACCGGTATGAACTGGACGCTGGAGCCGTAAAGCTCGCCCGTGACCGTGTTGAAAATCTGGCCCTGCTCGGCCCCGTCGATGTAGTTCGGGTCGGACTTCTTGATCTGCGGGGACAGCGCCTGCAGCACATCCACGCGGGGGAGGATCATGTCGCTTGCGCCCACGTCCTCGGAACCGGCGTTGCCCTTCTTCAGCCAGTCGGGCATCTGTTCTTGGACACCGTTAACCTGCGTCGCGACTGCCGTGCTCTCTTGTTTCTTGCTCATGGTATTGCTCCTTAGCTCTTTACGATGGATGCCCGTGTGAAGGGCGTGATTGAGAACAGCTCATCCGGGAACGTTTGCCCCTTCTTGAGTGCCTCCTTGACAGCGGCCTTGAAAGTGCTGGGCTGGATGTACTCAGTTACCAGACCTTCGTAGCCGTGCTCTTGCAGCCACTGGTAGCCAGCGGCCTTGTCTTTGATGGTGGCGTAGCAGTCCAATGCCAACTGGACCCGCCCGATACACTCGAAGGTCGCGGAACGAATGTCGTTCTCGGCCATGAACTCGGGGATCTTTTTAAGGCGGAGGTCGTCCAGCTCGATGTTGATCAGCCGGTACGTTTCGTCCATCTCTTCCTTCTCGCGTTGGAGGACCCGCATCCGCTCAGCCATTTGCTGCAGTTCTTTCATCTCAAACTCCTATCTCTGGTTATCTGGCGGGGGACCTCCCCCCAGAATCTCTAGTATACCACAGGTCGTCCGCCCTGTCTAGTCCAAATCACACCAAATCCCGGACCCGCAGGCCCTGATTGGTGTACTCGGACACGTCCTTCTTGTTTAACAGGGCGGTGACCACATGGCTGTCGACCTTCAGGTCGCTGATCAGGTCCACGTAAGTGACGGCGTTTTCCTGCCCGATCCGGTGGTTGCGGTCTTCGCTTTGCTCCCGGTCCTCCAGCGAGAACGTGTTGCTGTAATACACGGACAGGGTGGCAGCGGTCAGCGTCAGGCCCTTTGCCCCCGTCGCTTGATTGGCAATGAAGAATCGTTTGCCGGTATCAGACTGAAACTGGTCAACCATTGGCTGTCTGTCCTCGGGCTTAACACCCCCGTGTAGGACAAAAGTGCTTCCGGGCCAACGTTTCTCAAGTTCCTCGCTGATGGCTCCGAGTTCGGGCAGATACCGTGCCCATATAATCGCTTTTCCATCGAACTCCTCCAGTAGGGCGATCAGCTCGGCCAGCTTCGGGTTCTTCGAAAGTGGGGTCCCATCCGGGTCAAATCCGCCCGATATCTGCTGGAACCGTAACAGGGCCTCCAGTGCGTTCTGGACGCTGATTACCTTGTCGCCCAGCTTGGTTTCCATCTCACGGGCCAGTTCCTTGCATGCCCGGACCTGCTCGGCGGTCGCCTTGACAGCCCTCGTCTGGTATTGCTTCGGCGGCAGCTTCATGTCGCCTTTGCGCACCACGTCGCAGTAGGGGCGGACCCGGTCGAACAGGTGCTCGACGTTCTGGTAACCGATGATCTTCCGGTTTTCGAATCCGCCCATCATGCAGTACTTATTGCGGAAGCTGTAATACGACAGCTCGCCGATGATGGTCGGCCCGGCAAAATACATCTGTGCATACAGGTCTTGGATGCCCTGCGTAACGTTCGTGCCGGTCAGGATCAGTCGGAAGTTTGATCCTTCCCCGAACTCCCAGCACACCTCCGTGCGGCGGGCGTCGTGGTTTTTGATGGTGCTGGACTCGTCAACGACCGTCATGCAGCGGGCGTCGGCGATAAAATCTTTAGCGATCTGGCTGGCCCCGCCCTGCGACAGGGCCTCGACGCCGACCACCAGTATTGGGAACCCGTCCCACTTATCCAGCTTCTGGCCGGACTCCAACACTTGCAGGTGGGCGGGCAGAGCGCTGTACCTTTCAAACTCCTTCTTCCAGACGCCTTTCACGGACGTCGGGCAGATGATGAGCAGGCGGTCGATCAGGTCGACCTCCCGGCGTAGGTTCGTCAAAGCAATGGTCGACAGCGTTTTGCCTGCGCCCATGACCCAGAATAGCGCGAACCCGGCGTGCGGCCATGCCTTCTCCACACCCTGTCGCTGGCGTTCTCTTAGCCTCACGCCCCGCAGGAGGGCATCTGGGTCCCCCGGCATCGGCGGGATGTGAAACGCCTGCCCAGCGAGGGCCTTAATGGCCGGGTCGACTTCGGATTCTGGAAAGTTGGCCAGCACAGCGCTGGCGGTCAGTTTGTTGGCCTTCGCCCGCCATTTGCGGGTGGCTGGGTGCCAGCGGGCACCGGCTGATTTTGCTTTGTGATTGTCCGCGTAGGACAAGTGGAAGACGATGTTGCCTTCCTCGATGGTCGCTTTCATGGCTTCCCCAAGCTGTTGAACGCGTTAATGGAATGGGTGGAGGGGATTGGGGCGGCTTCCCCTCCGGAGCCGGGGGATCGTTTAGCCGATCTTACTCGGCGGTGTCGCCTTCGCCTTCGGAGTCATCAACGACCTTCGCCTTGCGCGGCTTCTTGGCGGGCTTGGCAGCGGCCTTCTCGGCCTTGGCGGCTTCCTTGGCAGCGGCCTTTTCGGCAGCGGCGTCGGCGTTGGACTCCTTCATGCTGGTGGCCAGTTCGTCGATCTGGTCGCGGGCCTTCTCGGCGTCGACGTTGGCGGCGATCGCCTTGTCCAGCGCAGCGCCTTCCAGACCGGTTTCGTCGGTGTCGGCGCACAGCTTACGCAGGCTGTTGCCCAGCGTCATGCGGATTTGGCCGGGGTTCAGATGGGCGTATTTGTCGGTGTCAAGGCCGCACTCGACGGCAATCACCTTGACTTGGTCGACGGTCAGGCCAGCGAGGGTGGTGCCGATGAAATCGTCCTTGTGGTACGAGCCGCCAGCGCTCTTCACCATGTTGGCGATATTCGGACGGATAGTGGCTTTGGTCGGGGTTGCGGTTGCTTCGGTCATGAAATTTCTCCTTGGTTTAAATCGGATGGCAGCGGGTGGATGCCCGCTAACCTCTAGTGTACCACAGGCCAGTGCCCGCGTCAATCTGTAATCGTGTTAAATTATTCGTTGTAATGTAGATCATAATGGCAATTTTTACACAGCAGAACATACTTCGTAGATCCATTGTTTACTTCCCTCCATATGTGCCGCCAGTAGGGGGCGTTTCCCAGCTGTTCTCTTTCCTCCTTTCCATTTTTGTCAACGTGATGGACATCCAGCAGATGAATTTTGTCGTTGCCGCACTCGCAGCACTGATTCCCCAACGCCTCCCTGACCCGTTGCTTGTTTAATTTTACTTGGGAATTCACGGGATGGCACCCATCAACGGCCCTTCTGTCTTCAGTGGCGTCATCGCGCAACTCGTGATGGTTGCCGTGCATCCCTGCGTTCGTGTCCACCCACTCGCTGCCTTGTTCGTCGATGAACCTATCTATCCCGCCGTACATTTGATTCTCTCCTTAGTGAAAGGTGGCCATGGGCCGGATAAACAGGAGGCAGTCGCCCCCGGCGTATGTTACTGATTCAGTCACGTAGTACAGCTTGGTGTCGTCGGGCGTCGAGCAGGCCACAAACACGCTGGCCGGGTCCGGGTCCATGGTTTCCACCAGCTCGTTCGCGTCCCTGATTTCCTCCATAATCTCGGAGGGCACCTGACAGACCAGCGCCCCGGCCAGCGTAGTGAATGCCTCTAGCGGGCGTTTGATGAACAGCTCGGCTGCGTCCTCGGTCATCAGCCAAGCGTGGTTGGCCCCTTCCTTGAACTTGACGTTAAGCCGCATTTTTGCGCTCCCTGTATTCCTTGCTGCGGCAGGCGTTGCACTTCGCCCCGCCCCTGAATTTGAACTTGTTGGCGGGCTTCTCCTCTCCACAGGCCGTGCAGACCTTCGACTCGCTGTGCTCGTAGCGTTGGCGGGTTTCGCCTACCCTGACGCAGTGCTTGTAAAACTCCTGCGAGTCGGCAAAATCCGTCGACTTCAGCCCCGGCCTTGTCAAGTCGCGGTCGGTCGTGGTGCCTTCCTCCTCACGTTGCAACAGGTAGATGTCGTAGAACATCTTGCCCTTGAAATGCGACCAGCCGGTCGGATCGGGTTTAAGCTTTTCCAGAAACTCGTCAATAGCCTCTGCTGCTTGCCCTTTGTATTCCTCAAGGTTTTCCGGGTTATCGTCCATCTCGGCCCTCAAGCGGGCAATCGTCGAAACAACAGACGCCCGCATCGATTTGATGGTGTGCTCGCTCATTCCGGCTCCTCCTCGCACTTGCGGTAGGCGTTGGGCGGGGCCAGCTCCTCGCCGGTCATGACCTCTACCACGGCCAAGCCGATTTCCACCGGGTTGTCTTCGCGCACGACCTTGGTGCCGAACAGGCCGACGATGGTAACGGTCTTTTCACGGCGATTCCACTCGACGGTCGTGATCTGGTCCTTAATGGTTGCGTTCATTTGCTCTCTCCTTAATGAAAGGGGTCCGGGGGCGGGTGCCGCCGGATACCCGTAGTCTAGCACGGGCGGGTGCCCGCGTCAAGATCAAATGGCGGTTAATCTTCTCCTTGGCGTTTTCGCTGCTGGGCGTTGTACATATCGACGCCTCGCTGGATCGCCCCGCCGATATCGGGACCAGACATGACGAACGGTATCTGCTGGTTTCGCTGCTGTTGCTGGTGCATGTAGTCGTTGACCCGCTCATTGTGCAGGCGTTGCTGGTCCATGAACTCACGGCGTTCGAACTCTCGTTGCTGTTCGGCGGCTGTCTGCGCCAGCGCTGGGAAAGTGATGGCCATCAGGGCCGTTAGCAGGGCTGTTTTCATTCGTCTTCTCCTTGGCATCGTTTGTCAAATTCCATATCGGCCATCCTCTCTTTGCGGTAATCGTCCAGCGCTGCTGCGATTACAACGATGGCAGCGACCCATAGCAGGTGCAGGGTGATCATTCCGAATCCTTTCCCATCGACGCCACGTGGGAAGCGGCAGCCCGCTGGTAATCGCGGTCCAGCACCCCGACGCTGTAAGACAGCGAGCGGAGTGCCCTTTCACGGGCGTGGTGCAGGTCGCCCTTGTCGTAGCAGGCGATGGCGTCAGCTAGGCAAACGCGGGCGCTGCCTTCGTTCTCGGGGGCGGTCGCCAGCTTGTGCCGCGCCAGCCTGATGATTTGTTCGGTGTTCATGTTTCGCTCCTTGGTTGGACTCGTCAGTGCCAGCGATTACTGGCAGATGCCCCCGTGCGGGCGGGCATTTCGTCCTTACTCTTCGTCGGGCTGGCCAGCAAGCTTGGCCTTCTCGGCCTTCTCGGCCTCGACGGCGTCGCGCAAGCTCTGGTACTGGTCGTGGGTGAAAGGCGTCCAGCCGCCCATCTCGATCGCGACGCTGCGCTCTGACTCGACCAGCACGGACTCGTCGCCGGTCCATCCGTTTTCGACCATCTTGAGCCGGGGTAACAGCTTGATCAGCTCGGCAGCGGTCGCCGCGTCGCAAAGCAGGGTGGTGGAATAGCCAAAGGTAACGCGGGTGTTAAAGGCCTTGTTGGCGGCGGGGGCGGTGATTTTGCTCATGGTCTTGCTCCTTGAAAGGGTGGGGGTGCCAGCGGGCGGGATTGTCCGCTGACGGGTGGTTGTTACTTGTTCTCGTCCAGCGAATCCGGGCTGTCTTGCAGGTCGTCCTGCTCGACCTCGTCCAGACCCAGCACGTGAGCGATGCGGTTGCGGATCTCGTCGTCGCCCTTGGCGTAGGCAGAGCGGATCCGGTTGCCAGCATTCATGCGCTGCTGGCCGTTGTTGAGGTGCTCGTACTTGGCAAAGGTGCTGCCCTTCGGCAGATCGAAGCAGCGGTCGCATAGCCCGCAGACCTCCTTTGGCTCGTAATCGCGCAGCTCACGGGCAATCACGTCGCCGTTGTGGGCGGTGGCAGCGCCGGAGGGGCGCTTGTCTTTCACGTAGCGAACGCGGGCTTTGCGCAGGGCCTCGGCCATCTTGCTGCTGACCGTCTCGCCCTCGTCTTGCTCGCCGTCAGCCTCGGCGCCCATCTCGGCGACGTCCGTGCCATCCGGGAAATCATCGTCCAGCTCGACGTCGGCCTGTTCGTCGTCTTCTGCTGCCAGCGGGGCCAGCGATGAGACGCGGGCGCTGATGGTGGAAACAGCCTCGCCTCGTGCGTTTTCGATCTCGTCGTCCAGCTCGATCTGATACCAGCCCTTGCTTATTAGGACGATCGTGCCAGCGAGCGCCTCGTCCATCGTTGCTGCATTGGTAACGGTCACACGGTCGCCAGCGGCGAAGGCGGGGGTGGTGTTGGTGGTCTTGGTCATCTCAATCTCCTTGCGGGCCGGGAAAGGGGTCGGTGGCTGGCCCAGCACCACCGAGACTCTAGTATACCACAGGGCGGCGATGGGCACAAGTACTCCAGCGGTCAAACCAGCGGTCGTCCGACGAACGGTAGGTGCGGCGACGAACGGTATTAGCGATGGGGATCCTATAGATCACCCGACCGGCGGCGGGTGCGATCGGGTCAGTTATCTCGATATACTTGCTCGGCCAGCGATATGAGAGGTGCGGCGGCTGAAGGCGGGCCGATCCTGCCGTGGATCTCCCGATGACGGTAGCATCTAGGTTCCGGATCGGATGGGCCGGGGCGACAGGGTGCGTGGAGGGTGCAAGTGGGCGGCAGGCCCCGACCGACGCGGCCTCGGAGCCGATATGGGGCCATACCTCAGTTAATCTCGTCTCGGGTGGGCGGTCGATCGCCGTGGGGCGGTGATAGAGGAGAGGTGGTCGGTCGGAATAGATCGCCTCTCTCGCCGGACCCCCACGATTCGATATGGCACTTCTTGGGAGATACCTATCCTCATCGACCTCCACGGCGCTGGACCCCGCTCGCCGTCTGTCGCTGTTAGTTAGTGACGAGCGCATGCGCTGGCACCCGCGAAGCACGGCTCGCTGTTGCTGTCAATACCCCCGTCGGGGGATGTCCGTTTGCCGTGAAACATCGACGCACGACGAACGCTGGCGGCGCGGGGCGGCGCTGGCATGCAAACAGGCCCAAAGCCCCCGGACGACGGGGCCTATGACGACGTCACGATGCGAGCGTCATATGCAAATGTCATTCCTGCCCGTGGAACATCGGCCCCGGTATGTGTGCCGCCCCGCTGGGATCCGCGTGCAAGGGGGATGCCGTGGAACGCCCGTGAAACACATATCGCTCAGCAAGGGTCGCCGGACCGGGGGCGGCGGGCGCGGGGCGGGGTCGCCGTGGCATCGTCGTGGGCGCGGGCGGGGCGCGGGGGCGGCGGGCGGGGGTCGGGCCGGGGGCGGGCGTCGGTATGTGAAACATACTTTATGAACGGATAGGTGTCAGGGCACAGGGCCGCTGGCGCAGGGCCTCGGACAGAGAAAGCTCGAAACTGAATAGGGGATATTTGGCACGTTCCTTGCTTGCGTTCGTGGGAAAAAAGCCCTTTGCAGGGATATCTGGAAAAAGGTCCGGAGAAAAACCACCCCCTCCCAAAAAGCAAGGGCATATGTGCGGGCGCGAGGCTTCCGGGTCCTCCGGTTCCCGCCGTTTTCCACCTACCCCGTTAAAGGACTCCATCCTCGTTCCTCGGGCGTCGGGCTGGCGTTTCCCATCTTAGGTACTTGACAAGCGGCCTCTGGTGTGGTAAACTATCACCATGGATGCCCTGTTTTCGATCGCGAACACCCTGCCGCCCGATGGTTATTCGGAGTCGGCCCTGTATTTGCGCCGCTGGCTTCTGGACTTGAAGTTGCGCCTTGCTGCCATCCCTGCTGAACGCCAGCGCATGCTGGAAAGGACCCTGTATGAATTTAACTCCAACGGAAAGTCGGGCCACACCAGCGCTGGAGTCCCAACAAGAGTCAGGAGCAATGCTCACCTACTGGCCCGCGCTGCTACCGGATGAACAAGCGTTTGTCGCGGCGTATGTAGAAAACAGTTACTCGCTCCCTGAAGCCTGTGCGGCGCTGAAGATCGGTCGGAATAAAGGGGCGGTACTGCTGAAGAACGTCACAGTACGGAGAGCGATAGGGGAAGTGCAAGAAAGCCTGGACGGGATAGACTTTCTGAACGAGCGCTGGGTCAAAGCACAACTGCTCAGGATATTCCCGATGGCAATGGGCGACGAACCCGTGCCAATGGTCACCGCGCAAGGGGAAGAAGTAGAGGCCCGGAAATTCCACGCCGACATCGCCATGCGGATCGTGGAATACGTCGCACCAAAAGCATCGAAAACCACTGTCAACCTGAACATCAACAACATCGGGAAACTGTCGGACGCGGAGCTGGAACGGATCGCGATGTCAAACATGAAAGTGGTGTCGGAACAATGAACATCTCTCCCGCACAAGCGGCGCTGGAACTGCTGGCGCGGAAGAAAGCACGGGGGTCGCTGGACGGGTTCGCAGAATACGCTCTGAAAGTAAGGCCAGCAGACCACCACCGACTGATCTGCAACCACACCGAACGCCTGCTGGCAAACGAATGGGACGAACTGATCATCCTCGCCCCACCCGGATCGGCAAAAAGTTACTACACCTCGGTCGCCCTGCCGCCCTACGCCATCGGTAAGAGCAAAACACCCATCAACCTGCTGACCTGCTCGTACTCGACAGAACTTTCCGAGCGCTGGAGCCGCAAAATCCGGGGACTGCTGGCCCAAGAAGAAATCGAGACCCTATTCCCGAACACCAAACTGTCCAAAGACTCCGCCGCCGCAGGGCGCTGGGCAACGGAAAGGGGAGACGAACTTTATGCGGCTGGCGTGGGTAGTGGTATCCTTGGCTTTCGCGCTGATCTGGCAATTATTGATGATCCTATTTCGGGCTTTGAGCAGGCGCAGTCCATGACGCAGCTGGCCAAAGTCCACTCGTGGTACGAAACGGACTTCATTACGCGTCTGAAACCGACAGGGAAAGTAGTCCTGATATGCCAGCGGCTGGCCAGAAACGACCTCGCTGGATACCTGATCGACCGGAACATAAACAACCCGACCCGTCGCCAAAAAATCCTGACCCTGAAAATGGAAGCGGAAGCAGGAGACCCACTGGGACGCGAACCGGGCGACCGCCTGTGGCCAGAATGGTACACCGAATCGATGGTAGCGGACGCCAAACGGGACGAGTTCAAGTGGAAAACCCTGTATCAGCAAATGCCGCCCGCCGAAGAAGGTTCGTGGGTGAGCACTGAGGACATCCAGCACCGCCCCACTCCCCCACTTACGCCGGAGACGCCCATCTATGGACTCACAGACTTGGCTTTGTCGGTCAATACGGGGGACTACACTGTTCACTTCATTGTGGCAATTGACCCGAACGGAGACTGGGACATCCTTGAAGCTGACCGGAAACGCGTGGACCCCGAAGTCACTGCCACACGCATTGTTTCCTACTGTGAGACCTACTCCCCCCGCGAGTGGCTGATAGACGACGACAACATGGCGAAAGTCATGATTCCGCTGGTCGCTACCAAGGCCCGCCAGCTTCAGGTAAGCGTTCCGTGGAAAATGATGCCGATGCGGGGGCAGGACAAAGAGACCCGCGCCGCGCCCCTGCGAGGCCAGTTTAAGCGCAGGAAGGTCTACTACCCCGCCGACGCGCCATTCGCCAGTTGGCTGACCAACGAATTGCTCACGTTCCCAAACGCAATGGGGGACGGCGTGGACGACGGAATCGACGCCCTCGGGCTGCTGGGCCGGCGCATGGCGGCAGTTGCTCCAAAAGCATCAAACGTAGTGCCCATCAGGAAAGTGGGCTACAGTCTGAACGACCTGTGGGATGACATGCCGAAAGTTTCAGGGAGAATGTAATGAAGCCTTTGGAAGAAATGCTGATAGCCCAAAAGGCCCTGCGCCAGCGCCGGACCCCCTCTGTTATGAATCAAGCGCCCGCGCCCGCGTGGCAACCGGAGTACGAGAAAGAGCCGCCGCTGGAGGCCGTTTCGCCGGAAGATTTCATCCCGAACCCAAAATCGCTGGCGGCGTTGGTAGCAAAGGGCGGGGCGGGGCTGGCGGGAATCACGTCTAAGGAAGCGCTACAAGCGGCAAGGCAGTACGCAAACTCTTTGAAGGGCAAGGAGCGGGACGCGCTGGTTCACTACACAAACACCGAGTCACCTTGGCATGCGGGCGAGGTAAACTACGCCCTACGGAAGGGACTCCCGATACCGCCCGACGCCCAAGAGTATATCAACACCCTGACGAACGTCCTGCGGAAATCACCGAAGGCGGACACGCCGTTTGAGCTATATCGCGGGATGCCGAGAGAAGCCGCTATGGCCGGCAAAGTCGATCCCGGTTTCATGTCGGTAACCACAGACCCGGATGTGGCAGGTTCATATGCCGAAATGATAATGGACAACGCCGGGAAAATGGTAAACAAACAGGGAGACTCGCTGGGCATCCCCGTCGGTTTGCTGGCACCAAAAGGAGCGCCATTGGTCGACCCGGACGTGCTAAAATTCTGGGACGACTCCGAGTTACTCATGCCCCGTGGGTCGAAGATACTTCACGGGGAAGGCGATCTGGCCGACATAATTTTGCCGAAAGGATTTGATTATGCCAAGTAAATCTCCTGCACAGGCCCGCTTGATGGCCGCTGTTGCTCATGGCTGGAAACCCCCTAAGGAAAGTGGGATCAAAGTTCCCGTGAAAGTGGCAAAGGAATTCAACGCCGCCGATGCAAAGATGACGGCTAAAGCATTGCGAAGGAAATAGGCATATGTTTGATATTTGTGGGTACTTGACAGGCGGCTTCGGGCGTGTTAAACTAGAGGTACGACGAACCCCGCCCCGCCCATGAGCCACGACGCTTACACTGTAGCCAGCAAGATCAAGTCGGTTGAGGAAACCGACAAGACACCGGAGTCGAAGTACAGCCGGTGGAAGGACGAGATCACGATGGCGGAGAAGGAGTTTCAAAACTTCCAGAAGCGCGGACGCACCACCGTCCGCCGCTACAAGGACGAGCGGGACTCCGTGGACGGCAGCGAGCGGAAGTTCAACATCTTCACGACCAACGTCGAGATCATGAAGTCCAGCCTATACGCCAAGCTGCCCAAGGTTACGGTCGCCCGCCGCTTCGGTCAGGCCAACGACGACCCGGCCCGTGTCGCCAGCCTGATGCTGCAGAACGCAATCATGCAGGACATCGACGAGCCGGAGTGCAACTTCGGTCAGGTCATGCGGGATGCCATCGAGGACCGCCTCGTACCGGGCATGGGCTGCGCGTGGCTGCGTCTGGAGACCGACACCGAGGAGAAGACCCTCGAAGCGCAGATCGACCCCGTCACGGGCGAGGAACTGCAGCCGGAGGCCACCTACGAGGAGGTCAGCCGGCAGGAAGTCATGATCGACCACGTGTTTTGGGAAGACTTCCTATACTCGCCCTGCCGCACGTGGCGCGAGCGCCGCTGGATCGCCCGCCGGGTCTATATGGATCAGGATGCGCTGGTCAAACGCTTCGGCGAGGACGTCGGCAAGCAGATACCGATGGACTATAACCCCCGTGGCAAGGACACCAACAGTAATCAGCCGCAGAATGACGTGCTCCAGAAGGCGATGATCTACGAGATCTGGGACCGTCAGGAACGCCGCGTGCTGTGGCTGAGCAAGGCATGGCCGAAGTTGCTGGACGAGGTGGACGACCCGTTGCAACTCGAAGACTTCGACCCTTGTCCGAAGCCGCTGTTCGCCCTGACCACCACGTCGAACTGCATCGCGGTGAACGACTTCATCTTGTGTCAGGACCAGTACAACGAACTGGACCTCGTGAACAACCGCATCAGCCTGCTGGTGCAGGCCTGCAAGGTGGTCGGCGTCTACGACGCCGGCGCAACGGGCGTACAGCGGATGCTGCAGCAGGGTAGCGAGAACACCCTCATCCCTGTGGATAACTGGGCGATCTTCGCCGAGAAGGGTGGCGTCAAGGGCAGTGTCGACTGGCTCCCGCTAGGTGAGGTCATCGCCGCGCTGGAACGGCTGCGTCAGGCCCGTGACGACATCAAGGGGCAGATTTACGAGCTGACCGGCATCAGCGACGTGGTCCGTGGTAATACTAAGGCCAGCGAAACGCTGGGTGCCCAGAATCTGAAGGCGCAGTTCGCCAGCGTCCGCATCCAGAAGTTGCAGGACGAGGTGGCGCGCTTCGCCGAAGAGATTCTGCGGTTGAAGGGCGAGATCATCTGCCGGCACTTCGTTCCCCAGCAGATCCTCAAGCTGGCGAACATGGAGTTCTACCCGGACGTCCAAGACCCACAGGTTATCCAGTCGGCTGTTGAGCTGCTGAAGGGCGACCACGAGGAATTCGAGTGGCGCGTGAATGTGCAGGCCGACAGCCTCGCCATGACCGACTACGCCCAGCAGAAGCAAGAGAAGGTCGAGTTCATGAACGCCGTGGCCACCCTGCTCCAGTCGGCTGCGACCACCATGAAGGCTGTCCCCGAGTCGGCCCCGATCCTGTTCGAGTCGTTGAAGTTCGCCATTGCCGGCTTCAAGGGATCGCAGGAGTTGGAGGGCGTGATCGATCGCACGTTGTCCGACATCATGAACACCATCAAGAACCCGCCGCCCGCGCCTCCTGACCCGGCGGTCGAGAAGGCCAAGGTCGAGATGCAGGTCAAGCAGCAGGAAGCCCAGATGAATGCTCAGGCCAAGCAGCAAGAGATGGCGATGAAGCAGCAGGAGTCGCAGACCAAGCTGGCAGCGGAGCGCGAGAAGATGCAGATGGATCTGATGTTCAAGCAGCAGGAACATCAGCAGACGATGGCGCACGAGCAGCAGAAGTTCGAAATGCAGATGGCACAGAACGAAGCCATGGCCCGTCAGCAGATGGTCGCCGATGCCCGCAAGGATGCCGCAGAAGCAAAGGGGGAAAGCGATGACTGACTATCTGGACATCAGCTTTACCGTCAAAGAATCTGAGCTGGCTGGTCGCCGACTGTTGCGTGACCTGAAAACCGGGCAGATTTATTACGATCCAATGGAGCCGGTAGAGTCACTACCCGAGGCATCGGTAGAGCCGCCCTCTGCCGATCCGGCTCCACCCACAGTCGATGAGGTTGAACGGAACAGTGTTGGTGTTCTGGAGCCTGTTGTTTCCAAGTCAGTCGCCAAGCGGAAGAAGGTGCAACGTGGCGCGTAAGTCCTACGTTCAAATCAACGGGGTGCTCTATGACAAGGATGGACCGTATCCTGAATTGGCTGGACAGGGTGACAGATCATATTCCGTTATGGGCGATCTACCTGATTTTGTTAGTCCTATCGACGGGACTGTGGTATCTGGCCGCGCTGGGCTTAGAGAGCATTGTAAGCGCCATGATGTCGTCCCGACTGCGGAACTGAAGGGGTTGCCCGTCGGGCGTCCCCAGTACCAGCCCGACCGCGCCGCGATTCGGGAAGCATTGATAAATCAGTACTATAAATAAGGATAAATGTCATGACCGAAGAGCTTCGCGCTACACTGGAGAACGCAATTGAAGAACACTCCGAACCCGTTCAAGTCGAGAGTTCCCCTGCTCCTGAAGCGGCAAGTCCTGCGCCGGAGAGCACCCCATCCGCTGCGCCGGCTGCGGAGAGTGTGGCGTCCGATGCGAAAC